GGGACCCAGCTACACCTAGAGAAAGGCCCACCATTATACTCAGAAAGGTCACCGTCAACCACAAAGCGGAAGTCTTTACGGTGTAATGTTCCATGTTTAGTTAACTCCGGATGAATCTCTCTAATTAAAGTTAGCTTAGGAGTAAAGGAATTAAGTATTTCTTTATCTAGTTTAGCCAGCTCTTCAGTTACTGTCTCAAGCAGATTGCTGCCCCTAGCCACATTGAAGCTGAACCCGTTATTGTGTAGGGAATTAACAACCAACTGAAATTGATGTTCGAGGTTAATTGCATTCCTCCAGCGTATATCATTGATAACCCTGAGATAAAGATTATAAATCCTATGAGTGATTTCAACATCTCGTGCACAGTAGTCCTCCAGTTCTTGTGACCATTGTTTGAAGAAGTCTGGATAGTAGTTCTTACCTTTCGGTACACCGAACTCTATTCCGTAGGCTTCGACGGAGTGTCCTCCTTTTTTAGAGTAGTCAACCAACTTAGATATAATGAGAGTATCAATACAAGAGGAAGGATTACAAACAATCTTATCAAAACCAATAAGATCCCTGAGAACAGGCCCATCATAGCCGAGTATATTGTGACCCACAAACAGTTGAACGTTAGACGCATATACAAGAAAAGCATCTCTCGCTCCCTTGTCTGTTACTACGTTCCTGAACACATCGACAGTACCTGTTACAGCATCCTTGCAAACTATGCACCAGATGTGTGTAGGGTTCTCTAAGCTATTAGCCTCTATGTCAATGACACAAATCAACGATAAATCTTTCTAAGTAGATTTATCAAAGTTTATTACCACAAAGACGGCAAGTATGTCTGTTTATGTTATTAGCTCCACAGTATTTACACGTCCAGGCAGTCATAATCACTCTGCTAATCCTTCTCGTAGACGTAGACACTCTGTACACCGGTCTTCGTCCATAGGATTGAGAGTGTTGCAGTAAGTACATATCCAATAATGAGTCATTCGTCCTCCTAACGTAAGATACCGCGGTCTGGGGTAGCCGCGGTTAAGTACTTATGTGTGCTATATGTTAAACTAAAAGAAAACTAGAAACCCCTCCTTACGGAGGCTAAAGAGTAAAAGAAAGGAATATTTTAGCATATTTTCACTGAAAAGTAAATAGGTTTTACGTATAATTCCTTAATATTTCTTTATATATCTCTTTTTCTTTAGTAATAGCAATATCAAACTTACCGTTCTTGTTTCTTTCTTTCAATACTTTAATTGAATACCTTAACATAACCATTGTATACCAATCGTCTTGCCGTATAGGCCCAATTACATTACTCATCTTCTCCTTCCTCAATTATTTCAACTAAGTCAAAGTTCCTGCTAAAACGCAAGGAATCCACATATACGTGTACTTGCTTGTCATCTACCAAGGTCCACGTCAGCAATACTCCTACTTTGAACTTAAATGTAACACAGTACATATTTAAGTCAATACCTTTAGAGTGCTTCTCCCTAGCAAGGAAGACAGTATCCTTTGTCAGACCCATCAACCAATTCTCCGAAGGAGGTTCTTTACCCCCTTGGATCAACCGAAAGGGAGTGACCTTGTTTTCCTCCTTGTCTTCTTCTTGTTCTCTTTTGTCTATGATTTTCATTGTACTCCTTTCTTACTTTTCTGAGCTTATATCTACTCTTTAATCCATTTCTGTGTAATACATTCAAGACAGTTCTGTGACTAATACCCGTCTTGAAGATCAGAATTTTGTACGGAACTCTGTCCAGGTGTCCATGTACCACGTCTGCTTCTTGTTGGGGGGATATCTTGGGTCTGGACATCATGGATACTCCTTACACGGCTCTGCTCCGCAATGAAAACCATTTCATCATCGTTCTCAATTACGTAGCATTGAATACCACTCCTGCGTCTGACAAACCCGACAACCCACCCCTGAAAGAACACAGTTCCCATGTTTGCATAGACTTCATCGTTTAGTTGCAAAGTCATAGCAATCTCCCTTGCGAAGGTATATGTCCAAGGTGACAATTATCTTCTTCACCCATCCTTTTTTATGTGCCCTACGAAGCCTTAGCTTGTCCCCATGCCGACGAAGCTTGCGTCGGTTGATCTGACTGTGGCTGTACCTCACTAGTGCCTCCTTGCTTCGCAAGACCCAGAATACGTATCTCGATGATCTTCTCTAGACGTTTGATCTTCTGGAGAATGGGCTTCTCAGCCTCATCAGAGTGCGGTACGTAGAGTTTGCGCATTTCTTTGTTCAGAACTTTCGTCAAACGTCCTATGCTAGCACGCCTCTCGTAACGGTGAGTCATGGAAGCCTCCAATCAATCATAGGCAGACCTTGATCCTTTAATTTAACATTGATGGTACTGAAGATACGAGAACCAACGAATGGATTGAAAGCTCTTAGGCTAGCTCTAGGGGAGGGATGAGCTATACAAATTACTTCACTGCGCCGGTCAGTATACTGAGAATAATTGTGAGCGATAGAACCAAGAAAAGCAAATACAATTTGCTGTTCATTAAGCTTCTCCACTATCTCTTTGGTTAGGTATTCCCACTCAGGCCACCGGTGAGATGCTGCTTTACCGGTTTCACAAATGGGAATACTGTTCCACAGGAGAACACCTTGCTCACACCAAGGGGTTAAGTCTCCCTCGGCAGGCCAAGGATACGTTAAATCTGATTCATATTCCTTAAGGATATTAATCAACGTTGGTGGATGAACTTTAAGACCTTTTCTGACACTGAAAGCAATTCCAGTCGCGTGGGATGAACTTGGGTATGGGTCTTGGCCAATGATTGCAACACGCGTCCGGTCATACGGCGTTGCGTCCAAGGCAGCGAATAACAGTTCTCTGCTAGGATTATAAGGAATCCGAGACTTATCCAAGCCATCGAGTCTCTCCTGTATTATCTGCCATTCCTTGGATTGCCAGAATTCCAGATCATCCCATGTGTTCATATTTGTTTAATCTCCGTATCCTTCCAGAGGACATAAGAACAATTGTCTTTCGTATAAACAATAAAATAATCAGCAAGTTCCAAAGTCTTGTGAACCTGAACTAAACGTATTAACCGTCCGTCTGTGTGACGTTTACGAATGTCTCCATGTATTTCCCCTACGTACTGAGCATGATCCTCATCAAAATACCAGTGCCGGAGTTCGGCTGTTATCGTCTGGGCGGGGACTTTGGGACGATTCATAGTTCAGTTCCTCTCTAAGAGTGAAAGTATCAGGGTCAAAGATCAGTTTACCAGCTGGTCCCGTTCTACCTGAGAACCTATTCTTACTGATGCTCAGGTATACTACGTTTTCACCACTATTTACATCTCTAGCGGCATCAATACGAATGTCAGCTATCTTGCTGATGTACCTGCTGCCACGTGTTTGTCCGACATCGTTGACGTGAGAGACGATGATGAGTGCGAAGTCTAGCTCCTTCACCATCATTTCGAGTCTGGTTGAGAGGTAGTCGAGGGCTCGTCGTTCATCCTCGCCTGCAAGACCGCTAACAGCCATAGTAATGTGGTCCAGCAGGATAACGCGACAAGAACGAGCAGCGACGAGAAACCGTATCGTGTCCAGAAGTGATTCTGGATCATCGCTCCCAAAGTGACTGTAGAGATGAAGACGGTCATCCACGCGAACAACCTTTTCGAGCGCAGAAATGACTTGATCATCCGTAACGCCGCTGTCTGGAAGGTGGACCGGTTTACTGAGTTCCAATCCAGCAATGGCTTGTAGATGGCGTTTCTTAGGTTCCTCGAGGTAGATTGCGCCGATTGCATAGTCAGTCTCCTTAAGAAAATGATGTTCAATCGCGTGCATCAGCTCAGTCTTCCCGACTCCCTCCTGGGCTGTAATTAATACTGATTCGGAGGTACGTATTCCGTACGTCATCTCCGATATTGTACACCACGGATATGATACTCCCTTCTGGGCTGGTTCTCTCAATATATCGGAGAACTCCTTGAAAGAAGAGACTATAGTTTCGGGAAGATACTTCTTGCTGTTCCACCATAGGTTTCTAAGCTCCGCTGTTTCTCCTGCTTGAAGATATTCGTTAGCATCCTTGCGGTTGCTGTATTTTACCACAAAGACTTTATTGTAGTCGAACAGCTTTGCGCAGCGAGATAGAGCTTCTCGCCCTGCTTCATCACTGTCGAACGCGAGATATATCCGTTCGAAGCTACGGAGCCAATCAAGATCCAGAATGCAATCGCGCTTAGCAGTACTGCTGCTTTGCACAGAGACCACAGGGCTACGAAGAACCTGATAGAGACTGCACGCATCTAACTCTCCTTCGGTTATAGTCACGTGTTTGTGACTTCCAGCCGCGAACTTATTACGACCAAATAAACCAGCTTTGGCTATATCTCCGGTGGAGAAAAATTCCTTACGATGTAATAACCTAATCTTACACGCACCTTCTGGATACCAAAACTCAAGTGAAATGGGTTTTCCGGTATTGTCCACTCGGGTAAGAGCCCCGTACGTTCTAAATGTTGAAGCTTCAACCCCACGCCACGGTAGATATTCGCGAGTGTACTCAACTGAACTATTCTCTTTCCCTTCGGGCGGACTGTAATATTCACACGAAAAACAGTATCCATGGCCATCTCCATAGACGCAATAAGCGTCTGATGATGTGCATTTCGGGCAGGGGATGTGTAGTTCGGAGATTTTGTTATTTGTGTTATTCATATTCCATTATTGAAAAGTAGTAGTATTTGCCAGTCCATGCTTTGGATGGCTTAAATATTCTAACAGGGGAAAATAAATACCCAGCGTCGAGT